ATCCATTATTGAGCGTTACGCGAATTTCACAGGCAGCGTTGCACAGATCAAACCCACCGCTCTTGATAAATTTGACGAAGACACGGCTTTGGATTTATATGCGCAGCGTCTTGGGATGAACCCGATGATTGTGCCAGACGCCGAAACAGTGGCTAAAATCCGTCAGGCTCGCGCCGAACAGGAGCAACAAATGATGCAGATGCAAGCCGCACAAGCAGAAGCGTCGGCAAACCAAAGTAACGCAACAGCGGCGCAACAAATGTCGCAAGCTGTAAGTAACTTAGGGGCTTTAGATGAGTAACATTGCAGAATTAGAACTTCAAAAGAGTATGCAAAAAATGTTGGAAACTTACGAAGGACGCCACGTTTTGATGCACTTCATAAGCGAAGGACATGTGTTTGATACTTCTCTCCCCTTTAGAGACAACAGGGATTTTTGGGATGGGCGCCGTTCGCTTGGACTGTCAATATACGACCACGTATTGACAGCGGGCGCGGAAACCCATACCATGTGTATTAAGGAAAACCAAGAAAGGACGACCCGCTATGACGACCGAGACAGAAACTCAGACGACTGAGACAACAACGGCTGATGCTGGAGTAACACCAGACCAAGCTAAAGATGCTCTATATGGAAAAGAGGATACGACTGATGACGTACAAGAGCAAGAAACCCCCGAAGAAGTAAAAGATGAAGAAACAAAAACAGAAGAGTCTGGCGATAAAGCTGAAGAAAAGACTGAGGACGATGACAAATCAAAGTCGCAGGACGATGAGAAGTCTGACGATACCGACAAGCCTTATGAATTAAAATTCGATGAGACCATTAACGTCGATGATTCTGTCAAAGCCGATCTTGAGGCGTTTGGAAAAGAAAACGGCATCGAGCCAGACAAACTTTCCGAGGTTGTTAAAAAGGTTGCTGACCGCCAAAATGAGGCTATTCAAGACTCTATAAAAGCGTGGATGGACGAGTCATTATCAGATAAAGAGTTTGGCGGGGATGCTTACGAAGCGAACATTCAGATCGCCGCAAAACCATTACAGAAATACGGGACCGAAAAATTTGTTGAATTATTAGAACAAACAGGTTTAAATAGTAATCCAGAGGTGATACGAACTTTTTATCGTATTGGGAAGGCAATGAGCGAAGGGGAGTCGATTGACACAACCAAAGCAAAATCAGAACCGGACATCCTCACGAAGCTATATGGCCCGTCAACCGGAAGTAACTAATAGGAGAAAAATAAAATGCCAGTACTTTCAGACCAGTACCTTACGCTACTAGACTTAGCGAAGCGTACGGACCCAGACGGGAAGATTGCGACCATCATTGAGATGCTGTCGCAAACAAACGAAATTCTTGATGACATCGGATTCAAGAATGGTAACTTGGAGATCGGGCACCGTACGACACTTCGTACAGGTTTACCAACTCCAACATGGAGACGCTTTAACGAGGGTGTTCAACCAACGAAATCAAAGACAGCGCAAGTCACATTCGCCACCGGATTGATGGAAATGTACACCCGCGTGGATAAAGAGTTGGCGGAATTGAACGGCGACGTTCGCGCAGTGATGCTTTCCGAGGATATGGCTACGATGGAAGCTATGGGACAAGAGTTGGCAACAACTTTGTTCTACGGTAATGAATCCACTGAACCAGCATCGTTTAACGGCCTAGCTTCATACTACGATAATAAGTCTGCTAATTCAGGCAACAACATTGTGGATGCCGGTGGTACGGGCACAGACAACGCTTCTATCTTTTTGGTAGGGTGGGCGCCGAACACAATCTACGGTATCGTACCGAAAAACTCCGTGGCGGGCATGCAGTCTGAGTATAAACGCCAGATGACTATCCAGAACTCTGACGGCTCATACTTTGAAGCGTACGTAACGCACCACACTCTAAAAGCCGGTTTGGCTTGCGAAGATTGGAGATATGGGGTTCGTATTGCTAACATTGACCGTTCAGATTTGATTGCGGAAAATGCAAACGCGGCTAAACTGCCTGACCTAATTCACGCAGCTACAATCCGTATGCAGTCAATGCAGGGCGTCACACCAATTCTTTACATGGATCGTACAGTTCTTGAGTACTTAGAGAAGCAAATCGCGGCTCGTACAGCAGGCTCAAGCTTATCTTACGAAGATGTAGGTGGGCGTAAAACCGCAGTATTCAAAGGTGTTCCAATTCGTCGCGTAGACGCTTTGGCTGTCGATGAAGCAAGAGTTGTTTAAGAAGGGAGACACGGAAAATGTTATTAGATCAACTTAACACGTTTGCAGAAGCAGTAGCGACTGGGAGCACGGGTACTCGAATTTTAGGGGATGTCATTGATTTGGGAACGGTTAGCCGCGACATTGCAGCAGGCCACCCAATCTATGTGGAAGTAACAGTCGAAACTGCTATTGCGGCAGGCACGAACGGTACGTATCAAATTGTGGTAACACATGCTGATAATGCCGCGCTTTCAAGCGGGAACGTAAATGTTTTGACAAGCGCTTCGTTTGACGCGGCGTCTGGCGTACCAGCAGGCACCGTGCTACTTCGTGCAGCTCTGCCATCGCTTGACTATAAGCGCTACATCGGCGTTCAGGAAGTTGTGGGTACGGCCAATACGTCAGCGGGTGCGGTAAACGCTCACTTGACGTTTGACCTCATCTCTCACAAGTCATATGCGGAGGCGGATAAATAATGAAAGTTCAATTTCAAAATTCGTTTTTTGGACCTGATCATACGCTGTATCGTAAAGATACCGTGTATGACGTCCCTGCGGAATGGAAAGATACTTTGCCGAAGGGTGCTCAAATTCTGGAAGAAGCTAAAAAATCTAGCGTTAAACAAGCGAATAGAAAAGAAGCTGACCCCGAAGAAAACCCTAAACAGGTAGCCAAGAATTCTGCAGAAGAGGTTCAGAAAATTTTAGAAGGAAAGACAAAGTGATATGGCTTCACGCTCTTCCGTCCAACTTGCGCGGGTGGCGTTAGGCATATTAGGTGTTGACTCCAATATTGAAAGCCTAAACGAAAACCGTGCCGAAGCTGGCACGGTTTCTGTTTTTATAGACGAAGCCCGCCGCCAATTACTTTCGTCTTATGATTGGGGCTTCGCCCGACAGACTCAAGCCCTATCTCAGTCTGCGGCAACGCCAATATCGGATTGGGGGTATGCATATGACACGCCGGCGAATATGCTAGTCGCTCGGTCCATTATAAATCCATATGGTCGTAAAGAAGACGTGCCAGAAACCCAGATACAGGTTTTTAATAATAGGAAAACCGTCCTAACTGATATTGAGCAAGCGTCGCTTATCTATACGGCTGACGTGGATAACTACGATCTATTTACTTCTCCTGCCTATATGGCGTTGGCCCATTTAATTGCGGCCTATGTCGGCCCGTCTTTAATAGGCGACCGGGCTCGGGGACTTAGGTTATTTGAATTATATACTCAACTCGTCAAACAGGCGGCTGCGGTCGACGTCAATCAGGACGTGGACCACGATACTCAAGTGCCGGATTGGATCAGTAAGAGGTAATCGTGTCAGTAACCGTAACCCGCACAGCATTTTCTAAAGGTGAAATAACCCCTCGGTTGTTCGGGCGTACCGATGTCGAAGCGTTTTTTTACGCCTGTCAAATTGCGGAAAATGTCAGCGTGCTTGAAGAAGGTGGGTTGCAAAATAGAGTAGGCACCAGGTTTATTGCGCCTGCTAAAACCCACGATAAAAACGTGAGACTTATCTTTTTTAATTTTGGAGGCACGGACACTCATGTTTTAGAGTTCGGAGATTATTACATGCGCGTCTTGCGGGATGACTATCACGTAACCGAATCACTTAAAACCATAACCAACGTGACGCGCGCCGACCCCTGCGTGATAACCGCAACGGCTCATGGGTACAGCACCGGAGACGAGATATATGTGCAGGGCGCGGGCGGGATGTTTGAATTAAATAACAGACGGTTTACCATCACAGTTATTGACGCCAATAATTTCTCCATACAATCTCAATACGACGGTACGGACATAGACAGCACTGGATATGAAGCGTATACATCTGGTGGTAGTGCGGCTAAAATTTATGAAATACCAACGCAGTACGCGCATACCGACCTATGGGAGATAGAGTTTTCTCAATCGTTCGATGTTATCTTTATGCGTCATCCGGATTACCCCCCGGTGAATTTGCAAAGGTTGGGGATTACTAATTGGCAGTTTGTTGACGCCGTACCTGAACCAAACATAGAAGCACCGGCAGGAGTGGCCATCTCCGTCGATACGAGCGGCTCTGAAACCTATAGGTACGCAGTAACCGCAGTGTCTGGAGACACGGCGGAGGAAAGCCTTACCGGGTTATCGGGATCACCGCTTACCATTACGGGGGTCACACAAGCGAATCCTGCGGTGATAACAGTGTCCTCAGCTACCGACGTATTGCGAACAGGGCATGAGGTAGAGATTAGTGGAGTCGTTGGCATGACCGAG